TGCGAAGTTCTCGCCGCTTAGGATCTCGGCCTGAGCCAATGCCATCGCGGTCTGATTGTCTTGCTGGTTCATGGCCATGCGGGCCTGCAGCTCGGCGGCCGTCCGTGCGTCTTCGGACTGCTGCTTCTGCTGCTCGATGGCGACCTTGGCCTGCAGCTCTGCGGCGTCCATCTGGGCGTCTATCTGCATCTTCTGGGCGTCCATCTGCATGCGCTGCGCCTCGGTTTGCGCATCCATCTGCATGCGCTGCGCGTCGGCCTGTTGCTCGGCCTGCAGTTTCTGCTGATCGAGCTGCAGCTTCTGGCCTTCCAACGCCAGACGCGGGTCTTGCATTGGCTGTTGCTGGAATTGCTGCATGACCTGCTGCGCCTGCTGGATGATCTGCGGTATCTGCGCGAACACCTGACTGCCCTCGGTCAACGCGGACGTCGACGCCTCGGCCAGCATGCGGTCGAGCGCCTTGCGTCCCTCGATGTCCTTCGGCTCCATGTTGCGCATCACGTCGCCGAGATCCTCGCCGTCCAGTGCTGCGGTCGACACGTCGAAGACGGACGATGCGTACCAGAGCGCGACGTGCTCCTTGATGTGGTTGAGCATGGCGGGGATGTACACCGGCGCGAACACGGGGTTCATGCCGAACGTCGGGGACATCATGTACGCGATGTGCGTCTGCAAGTGCGCCAGATGGTCTTGGTTCGGGAAGGCCGTGACCGGCCGACCGAGCGACGCGGCGACGTTCTCGTTGACTGCGTTCTGCTCGGAAGGCTCAACGGCTGGGTTGAGCAGCTCCTTCGCGTTCGGCACCTTCAGCGTCTCGAGGATGCGCTCCTCGACCTTGCGCATGTTGTACATGCCGGGGATGGCTGCGGCGCGTTGCGCCACTGCCTGCACCTGCGCGTAGCGCTGCGCCTCGCTGAAGATGTTCGGGTCGGAGACCGGCACGACGTCAAGGACGCCATCGAAGTCTTCACGCTTGGCCAGCTCTTCGCCCGCCTCTTTCTCCAGCTTCTCGTCGTCGAGATTGAAGCCGTTGAGACGGTCGAGGATGCGCAGCATGCGCCCCATTGCGTCGTGCAGACGGCTGTGGATGGCCGAATAGACGACTGCGCCCTGCTCCAGCTTGGCAAGCGTCGTGCCGACCGGCGCATTGGGGTTGCCGTCGGCGATGTCTTCCATAGACGTACGCACAACGCCCTTCGCCGCGTCGACAAGGAAGCCGAGCAGGCTGAAGAGCACAGGCGATGGCTGGTTGTACGGCAGAGGCATGGCCAGCTTGCGCACGTCGTCGACGTTCAGGCCGCCCTCGATCTCCTCGGTCTGGCCCGGCTGGATGGACAGGCTCTGCCCGCCGGATGTGCCGCCCTTGAGCTTGAGCATGGTCTGGCTGTTGCTGATGTGCGCGCTGTCGAGCAGCGCACGCAGCGCGCCGGTGGCCGCGCCGGACAGGCCGCCGATCATGTGCGGCAGGCCGATTGGGTAAGCGCCGCGCCACGGGATGAACGGGAACTCAACGAACCAGTACATCTCGTCGCGTGCCGCGTCTTCCTCGTCCCAGTTGCGATAAACTGCGAGTACCTTGCCCGTCGTCTTGTCGACGCTGACGATGTACGGCGCGTTGCCCTCGCCCTCTTCGACTTCCATCGTGACGTAGCACTCGTACACGATGCGCAGGCCGTCCTCGTTGTAGCTGGTCTGGTCGCGGCCCTCGATGCGGTCGTTCGCCTGTCCGGCTACGGACTGCTCGGGCTCCATGCTGGCGGGTGCCAGATCCACGTCGCGGTACATTCCGTCGCGTACGCGGTTTTCGTAGTCCAAACTGGTAATATATTGCACGTGCGTCTTGCGCTGCGCCGTGTAGAAGTTCGTCGCTGCGTAAGGCAGGAGCATGTCGTCAATCGGCACGAACAGGAACGTCGGCCGGTTGCGCGGTACGTCCCAGCCGAGCTTCAGGTACTGCGCGCCGCCGAGCGGTAGCTGCGTCATGAGCTGCTCGAGCTCGGCGCGTACCTCGGGGCACTGCACGGTCATCTGCCAGTTGAGCAGGCTCGTCTTGCGCTTGGCCTTGTCGACCTTGTCCGTCGTCGTTGGGCCGCTGATGCTGTCCTTGGCTGGGCCGCCTGACGGGAATATCTCCTTCATGGCGCGCGCCGCGAAGTCGACGCAGGCCTCGGTCATGACGGGATGCACGACTTTCGACGCGCCCTCGAACTGCGCGCCGCCGGGAGCGTCATCGCCCAGACCAGTGCGGCGCAGGCCGTCCTCGTACTGCTCGTCGCGCTTCTTGCGCGCGTCCTTGTCCTTGCTGATCAGGTCGAGAAGCTGCGTCGAGAGGCTGCTCAGCTCGTGCTCGGGCATGTCCTCGGCAAGGTTGCTGTAGAATTCGTTCTCGGCCTTCGGCGCGGCGTCGTCGCCGAAGCGCACAATCGCGCCACCGTCCTCGGTGTCTTCGACCTCGTCGTCGTCAACGTCGGGCAGATCCACGTACTCGCCTTCGGGCATCTCGTCTTCGTCCATTGTATCGTCCTTCATTGGCTATACGGGTTTCTGTACACCTTTGGCGCGGGTCTGTCACCCTCGGTGCGCTTCGGTGGCTTCGTGAGATCAGCAGGCCCTTGTCCATGAGGACGCGGATCGCCTGCGTGGTCTGGTCGACGTGGTCGTCGTGCTTGATGCTGCGCTCGCCGGTGAAGCTGCAGAGCTGGTGGATGACCGGCTCGCACCATGATCGCGGCTTGCCCGGCTTCTTGTCGCTCTCGGGCATCCAGACGCGGCGCTGCGCGAAGATGGGCGAGGCCATGTGCAGTCGGCTGAGCTTGTCTGCGCGTCCGGGGTTGTACGCGAATGCCTGTATGCCCTCGCGGTCGAGCATCTGCCGCAGCGATATGCCGCTGCCCTTGTCCTCGATCAGGAGCAGGTCAGGCTTGCGGCCCGATGACAGTGGCTTGCCGCTGCCGAACATGGGCTTGATGAGCGCCGTGTCCTCGTCGTCTCCGTAGCGCACCGCGAGCTCCTTCTTCACGCGCTTCATCAGGTCGGGCAGGCCGAGATGGTCTTCCCAACAGTCGAGCAGGATGATGTGGCTCATCTCCTTGTACTGGAACAGGCCCCACACGCCGCACGCCGTCGGGTCTGGGTCGCCCTTACGGTCGAGGCTCTTCTCCGTGTACGCCGTGTCGAGCGACATGATGATGAAGTCGAGCCTCGGCAGCGGCTTTTCTGCGGGCCAGAGGTTGATCCAGCTACGCTGCACGATGCCGCTCTCTTCAGGATCAATCAGCTCCCCGTAAAGCTCCTGTCGCCCAAGCGTTGTGCCCTCGTATTGCGCCAGATTATCGAAGAAGGTCGACGGCAGGTTGGCCTTGTTGTCGTACGTCGAGCCGCGCACGATCAGCCGGTTGGCCTTCGGCGCGGTCAGGTTGCGGATGAGCTCCTTGGGCTTGGGCGTCGTGGTCCACAACACCTGCGGCCGCTCGCCCAGACGCATGCCCATCATCATCATGTCCCACGTGTCTTCGTCGTACTGCCACGCGGCCAGCTCATCACACCACGCCCGTGTATGCTGTGGGCCCCGCAACCTCTCAGGCTTCTCTGCCGTGAAGCCGCGTATCGTGCAGATGTTGCCAGCCGCGTTGTACATCTTCACAACGAGATCCGACTTATTGTAATCTGCAAGTAGGGCGTTGGGCAGTACGTTGAGTATGCCGCTTTCGCCCTCGAAGCAGGTAAACTTAACGTCCTGATACGTTGGCGCGATGACGCAGCTATCGAAACCGCTTTCGTCCTCGAACACGGCACGCGTCAACCACTCTGCGCCGACGCGCGTCTTGCCGAAGCCGCGACCGGCGAGGACGCCCAGCTCCGTCCAGTCGGTGCGTGGCACGAACTGATTGGCGCGCGCAGTCCTGCGCCAGCGCAGTTGCCAGTCGAGGTGCACGCGCTGCATGGGCGTGAGGTCGTCAAGCGTCATGCGACTGAACGTGTCGGTGATGTCGTGCATGGGAGGCATCAGGCCGCCGCGTCAGTCTCGTCAGCGCCCGGCTGTTGTGCGACAACGCTCGACAGTAATTTGGTCAGTGCGATGTTGTCCGCGTTTGCGTCGATCTTGAGGGTCTCGCCCTCCTTGTTGCCGATGCTTACGTCTTGCTTCGTGCCGTACTTCTTTGGGCTCCAGCATGCGAGCAGCTTAAGACGCGTGTCGATGCGCAACTTGCTGAGTTGCACGTGTTCGCTAATGGCGCGCGTGCCGTCGGCTATGTCGAGGATGTCTTCGGCCAGCGCCTCGAAGCCCAAATCTCGCGCGCACGCGACCCGTGCAGCGAACTCTTCGTCTGCTCGCATCCAATCATACACAACGCGCCAGCCCGGCATGTCATCCTGCCTGCAAAGCACGCGCAGCGCGATGCCGTTCGACAGGCCGTCGATGATACGCTCCTCAACCTCGGGGGTACGTTTCGATTGGCGCTTGGCCATAAGTCTGCATGCTCCGCTCTATTAGGCAGTACTACCAGTAAGGCCCCAACATACGCATCACAACAAACCTTGGCAAGGGGTGCCGAACACAACACGCCCAGACGCCAAGCGAAGCCCACCAGACCGCGCCAGAGACTGGACGGCCCTCACGACCATCTGCCTGCGCGTATCGCGCCCAGTGCCCGCCGCAAGCTTGCCTATGGCATGCTTAACCAGATCCGCGACCGTCGCGCTGTCGGCAACAACAGCCAGATCCTCGGCCGCACGCAATACGGCACCCTCGACGCGACCAACACGCGGCGGTGCCTTGACCTTCGCCGCCTTGACCGGCCTCGCGAGACGCTGGGCCTCCGTCTTCCACGCGTCCCGCATGTTCGTGCTGAACTGAAAGCGGTGCGCCTCACAACACCGCGTCAGGTGCGGCGAGGACATCCACTGGTGCACTTCCTTCGTCGTGATGAAATACTCCTCGCAGGTCTCGATGGCACAGCGCGCCTCCAAATCCACGAACAGCTTGAACTTACCGCGATGCTTGAACGGCCGAACGCCGATCACCTCGAAGTACTGCTCGATGTCAGGCAGGCAGAACTTATCCCCGACGGCCCACCGCACAGCCTTGTGCCCCTCGATGAAAGCACCGACCTCGTCTGCGTTACTCCACATATCAAATCTCCAATCTGCTCGGGCTGTATATTTTTATAAAAGCAAATGCAACACCCTTTCACATCTTACTGTACTTGCACCGCACCATTAGCATCAGCAACTTGAACTACAAGTTAAGTGCTGATGTACTGATGCGTGTTGCAGAGTGCACCGCGCAGCACGACGCAACGTGATGCGCAAATGGTGTAAATGGTGCAGATAAAAATAATTTGCAAAATAATGCAAATAGGTGTTGACCTACCTTCAAACCCACAGTATGAGGGTACATCAGTAACGAAGAAACGGAGTACACAACATGACAAATATCGAAGCTAAAGCAGAAATCGCCCGTCTCGCATCAGTGCCAGTCGCGCCAGATTATTTTGTAGCTACTGACGGCGAGCTTTGCGCAGGACCAGTTAACGGTTGGGTATCACCTTATAGTTCAGAAGCCGCTTGTGCGACGGAAGCAGAAGCCGAGCGTCGCGCAGCTCGTCAAGGTGGTTGCGTAGTTACACGCCGCTCACCAGCCGAAGGTCGCGCTACTCGCCTCGCCCGTCTTGAGGCGATTGCCGCAGCTTAACCCAACCGGGGGCTTCGGCCCCCACCCTATCAGCAACACAGGAGTACATCACATGACCATCATCACACAAGCAATCGAGACGAAGTACCTCAAGGCCACCAACGTGCGCGGATCGCGCATCAAGGCCACCGCACTGGCTGGCAGCCTGACCGTCGGCTACGACTACGCCCTCGACAGCGACGCCAACCACGCGGCCGCAGCGCAGGCGCTCATCGCACGCCTCGGCTGGACTGGCACATTCGCTCAGGGCGGCAACGCTGCGGGCACTGGGTACGTCTTTGTCAACATCGAAGGAGCGCTGGCATGACAGCCTTTCACGCCGCAACGACCATCTTCTTCTTGGTCGTCCTGCCCGCCATCATCACCATCGCAATCATCAAGACATTCAAGGGAGAATAACATGACCGACTTCCACGTACAGGACCACGGCAGCATCATCATCCTTCTGCCACAGACGACTGTGGCCAAGGACTGGGCCGACGAGCACTTCCCCGAGGACGCCCAGAACTGGGCCAACGGCACCGTCATCGAGCGCTGCTACTTCAAACCGGTCTACGCGGGCATCATCCGCGACGGCCTGACCATCAGCTAAGGAGCAAGACACATGACGAAGATCCACTCGAAGGCATACGGCGGCAGCGTCACGACGCAGGTTCACCTGCGTGAGCTGTGGGCCCTACTCGGTGCCAGCACCCAGCAGGAGGCACGCCGAGCCGTGCAGCAACTGCTCAAAAATAACTATTGCAACACCTGATTGCATCGTTTAAGGGTACCTCATCAGCAACACAGGAGCACACTGACAATGACCATCGCAACTACCGCCCGCGTCAACCGCGCACTGGCTAAGGAAGGCCTCACCAACATCGAGTTCGTTCGCGGCGAGGGCTACTGCTACTTCATCTATGATGAGGCCCCACACTTCTACGAATGCGAGAGCGTTTACGTTCCGTACGTGAACAGCCTACCGCTTGACCGCTGG